TCATTCATATAAATCAAGTATTTCAGTTAGCATTTGTTTAAAATCCTTTAGCGTTTTGCTATCTGGATTTTCTTTGATCATTAAATCTAGTTTCTCTAATTTCTCAGAAACGGTTTCTGATTCATTATTCCACCAATCTAAAATTTGTATATTATTCATTATTCATTTGCTTTATATACGCCTATCACTTTAAATGTACTCTCATCTTCATAGAGGCGTGTTAAAAATATGTCTAGTTGATCTTCCGTTCCTTTGAACTCAATATATCCATTCCTGCTAATTATATCACTACAATCTTTTCTAGCGAATGTAGTGTCCTCTCTAGCTATATTAAAATAGCCTTTTCCTTGTATTAAGTATTCGTTAATCATTTGCTGTGTTTTTTTCATAGTACCAATCAAAATCTAATCTACTGCTTATTAATTTATAATTCGGATTTTCTTTTTCAAAAGCAATAGCTTTTTTGAATCCCTCTTTAGTTTCTGTATTAAATCTAATAATTTCTATTTTCATTTAAGTTTTTTTAAAAGGTTATTAATATATCTCAGCTTGTTTCTTTGTATTTTAACCAAATGATTAAGGCTTCTAACATCTTCTGTATTCTTAGATGCGTTTAATCTAACTAGGTCTTGTTCAATACTACAATTAACAGCGTACTGTTCTTTTATTAGTACTACTTTTAAAGTTCCATATTCTGATGAGCTTAATTCTATTTTCATATTCTATTTTTTAATTTATACTTGTTTTAGTGGGGGAATCTCACCCCCCTGTTATTATTTATTTTTATTTAGATAATCATTTACTGATTCGTAAACCTCAACCCCCTCACGTTTCTTATAGCTTTGGGTTTCATATAAGCCAACCTTTCTTTTCATTAATTGTAACATTGACCACATTGAATCATAAGATGTAGATTTTTTAATTTTCTTTATATCAATGTTAAAAGAATAAACGTCTTTCATAATTTGAAATTCTTTGTAAAGATTTTCCCAATCTTGCTTTGTAGAGTATATTGTATATTTTGACATTTTTTTTATTTATTAATTTATATTTTGACTTGGTTAATTTCTCAATCTTATTTACTAACGCTGTCCTTACTTGTTTACACAAATATATAAAAAATTTTTAATACAATGCAAGTAAATGTAAAAAAAAGTTTATAAGTTATTAACATTGTGATTGTTAATAAGTATTAAATAATCTTTTTGTGTTGTAAAGAATTTTTATTATTATTGCACTTTAACTATTAAAAATAAATATATGAACTCAAGATATATGCGTAGGCAGGTTATTAGAATAGCTATGTCTGTAAAAGAAATGAACAAAATGGATATAGCCAAAGCATTAGAATGGTCATATCCTACAACATTAAAAAAGTTAAAGTCACCTAGTTTAATGACGGTTACGGATGCTGAAAGGCTTTGTGATTTAATTGATCTAGATATTATTAAATTTATAAAACCCTTTTAATTATGGAAACAAAACAAGGAATACTAAATAGATTATTTGTGGAAAATAATTTAACTGACGAAGATTATTTTAAGCACAAGTTTTATACTATTATCACTCGTAGTGGAATAGATAAAATTCAAGCAGCTAATGATATAAAAATCAATTATAACTTAATTTTTAATTCACAAGACACTAAATGTGTTATTATTAAGGCTACTGCTAAAATGGGCGATAAAGTAATTGAAACATTTGGTGAAGCTGCACCAATGAATACTCAAAATTCTTATCCTGTTGCCATGGCAGAAAAACGTGCTATGAGCAGGGCTTGTTTAAAGTTGGCGGGTTTTTATGAGAATAATGTATTTGGTGAAGAAGAAGCTGATGCGTTTAAAAGAAGTAATAATCAATAATAAAATAAATATGTATAAAATAAGAGGTAAAATAGTAGATAATAGAGTTGAAACTATTGAAAGTAAAAAAGGTGATACATTTGAAAAAATGTTTATAACTATAGTAGAAACAGAATCTGGTTTTGATCATAAACATCAGTTTGAGATATTTGGTAAAGAGGCAATAGATTTGCATAGGGAGAAAATAAAGATTGATAAATATGCAACTATAGATTTTTATATTAAATCTAATGAATGGAAGGGAAAATTCTTTAATACTTTAAATATAAAAGATATTAGGGTTGAGCAGGATTTTACTACATTAGTAGATAATCAACCACCATTTTAAATTATTCCGATAATGGCTATATTACTATATACTTGTTTTTTTAATTTTCTATTATTTTTTGTAGTATAGCCATTATCTTTTAAAAAACACATTATGAAAAAAACCTACTTTATACATCAATCAAACTCCTTCCAAGATTATAAGATCATTAAGATGCGCAGCAAACTAGGAATTGAATCTTATGGTATATTTTGGGCGTTATTAGAACTACTATTTAATGAAGAAAATAAATTATGTATTGATGACTATGATGCTTTAGCATTTAGTTTACAATGTGATTCTAATATACTAAAACAAGTTATTGAGGATTTTGATTTATTTGTAGTACAAGATGGTTGCTTTTATTCTAAGCGTTTAAATGAGCATATAGAAGAAATAAATACTAAGAGTAATAAAGCTAAAGAAAGTGCTTCTAGGCGTTGGAATAATGCGAACGCAATGCGAACGCATAGCGAACCCAATGCTAGTATTAGTATTAGTAGTAGTAAAAGTAATAGTAAAAGTATTAATAAAAGAATAGAGGATTTTAAAAAATCCATTCACGCAATAGAAGATATTAGTGATGATGATAAAAATGATTTCTTCTTATATTGGACAGAAAAGAATAAGAGTGGTTCTAAGTTTAGAGCTGAGATGCAAAAGACATTTGATATAAACCTAAGATTAAAAAGGTGGGCTTCAAATGGATTCAGTAAGCAAAAATCTAGCTATTTGGATTATTGGGATGAGTACACTTATAAAAAGCTAGATAGTACAAGAAAAAAAGAATACACAGATTATTTAAAATCATTAGGGTGGGAATCTATTTATTCACCAACCGCAGGAACAACTTGGCGTAAAAAATATAAAGCATGAAAGAATATAATCACAAAAATATTAAAATAATAAATGCTGATTGCATGGATATTATGAAAGATTATTCTGATAATTATTTTGATTTAGCAATAGTTGATCCGCCTTTTGGTATAGGTAATTTTAGCCCTAAAAATCATTATGGTAATGGTCAAAGTAAATATAATTATAATTGGAATAATGAAATACCTTGTAAATTATATTTTGAAGAATTAAAAAGAATAAGTAAAGATAGGATAATATTTGGTGCAAATTATTATAATTGTTTTGAAGAAAAAGGTGGTGCAATTATTTGGTATAAAGACCAAAAACACCCTAATATGTCGCAATGTGAAATAGCAAGTTTTAGTAGATATAAAAAAGTAGATTTTTTTAGATATGATTGGACAAATACAGATAAATATAATGAATTAAGAAAAACTGATATACACCCTTGTCAAAAACCTATTACATTATATGATTGGATTTTAAAAAAATATGCAAAAAAAACAGATAAAATATTAGATACTCATTTAGGAAGTGGCTCTAGTGCTATATCTAGTTTTTATTATGGTTGCAAAGAATTTGTAGGAATAGAATTAAATATAGATTATTATAACGATAGCATTAAAAGAATTAAAGAAAACACTAAACAATTTAAATTGTTATGAAAGAATATCAATTACAAAAAGCAGTATGTAAATACTTAGATTTACAGAATGTATTATACTGTGGCTCTATGGGCGGACAGTATCAAGTCCATATGTCACAAAGGATCAAGGCTAAAAAGTCTGGATATAAAAAAGGATTCCCCGATTTATTTATCTATGAACCTATTGGCAAATGGCATGGATTGGCAATAGAATTAAAGACAGGATATAACAGGGCAACGAAAGAACAACTACATTGGCGTAATGAATTAAACAAACGTGGATATGTGGCCGAGATATGCAATGGAATAGATGACACACTAGAAGTTATTAATCATTATTTGCAAGGAAAAATTGAAAGTTAAAAGAACATTTTTTAATAGCAGAAACGAACGATTGTATTGGGATTATGTAGATACTAACAACTATTTGTTTATAATTCTATTTGATTCGGGTGCGGAGATGTCTTTTATTTTGCGAGATTTGAAAAAAAACGAAAATATATTAAATTATATTTATAAGAGATTAGATAACAGATTTGCTAATGTTGCAGAAATAAATACAAGCAGGATTAGTGATCTAGAATATAACTTATTAAAGCAGAATAAAGTACCCTCAGTAATAAAAATATGTTAGACACATACCTTATAGAGAATTATGATAAACTAAAGGACATATCACACAATATAGCTGGAGTAAAAGAAAAAGATGATTTATTAAGTTTTGTAATTGAAGAGCTTTACAAGTGTGACCAAATACGATTGAAAGAGATAATAGAAAAAAAACAAATGACTTTCTATGTGGTTAGAGTAATGATTAATCAGTATCAATCTAAAACAAGTAGATACCATTATAAGTACAGAAAGTATTATGAATATCACGTCACTACGACCATAGAATCATTAAGTCCAGATAATTCTAAAAACAACACAAAGAATAAACAGCAAGTAGAAGAGAAATTGGCATGGATTGAAGAAAAGCTGAAAGACCTGTATTGGTTTGACGCTGAAGTGTTCAGAATATATTATAAGGAAGGTTTTAGTTTATCGGAAATGAGCAAAGTAACTAAGATAAATAAAAACACATTATACAAAGCAATCAAGAACGTAAAAAACTACTTAATAAATGAAAGATAAAACAGAAAAATTTGCTGATAGAGCAATGCTAATAATTGGGTCAGTAGTAATAATAATTTTTATACTAGCATTAATATGAAAAAAACCAGAATACTAAGAGCATTAAAGAATTGTAAACAAGATGCTTTCAAAACAGATAGTGTATTGTCTTTTAAAGACGAAAAGGGCAAAGAGTATTTTTTAGCAGAACAACCGCATTATATGAATATAATCACCAACTCTATAAATGTTATATTAAATAGAACCTTTAATATACTTGATGATGTAAAATTAAAAAATAAAATTTTAAAAGGTTTAAATGATGACAAAAAGTAAAGGTCTTGGTGATAGCATAGAAAAGGCATTAAAAGCAACAGGAATAGATAAGGTTGCAAAAAAAGTACTTGGTGATGATTGTGGGTGTGAAGAACGTAAAAAGAAGTTAAATCAAATGTTTCCATACTCAAGGCAATTCACACAAGACGAAATGAAAATATATGAAGAAATTTTGCCAAGAATACAAGATGGCAGAATAAGTGGAAGAGATCAAGATTCGCTTGTTAAAATATACAACAAAGTGTTTAATGCCAATAAGCAATCAACTAGATGTGGAAGCTGTGTAAAACAAACACTAGCAAAATTAGCTAAAGTTTATGTTAATAGCTGTAAAGTATGAAGCGAGTTATATTTGTACATAGAATAAATAATAAAAAAAAGCGAAGAGGTGTCCACTCAAAAAACAGAAAACCTGCTAAAAGATATAGAGGTCAAGGCAGATAAAAAACGTGACCCATTTTATAGAATTAAATCAAGACATTATGTCCATAGAAACAAAAAGCATTATAAAAGAAAAAGTAAGCACAGAACCTCAACGCTTTAGGTTTTGCTGTAGATGTGTTAGAGTGACATTAATGCTTAATAATAGCTGTTGTTTTTGCAATGGTAAATTTGTAGTTGCATCCTTAACAGATGATTTTAAAATAAGAAGAAAGCATAATGCAGAATCACACTAAGGTATATTTTAATTTTTTCAACTATGATATTAGTGATAAAATATATTGCGAAATGTGTAATGATATTGCAGTAGATATTCACCATCTTGAAAAAAGGAATAAAACCAAGAATGATTTTGTAGAGAACTTGGTGGGCTTGTGCAGGGAGTGTCACATAAAAGCAGAAAGCGACAGTATGTTTAATATGTTCTGCAGAATAAAACATCTAGAAAATGTATGTATTCAAGTATATACTTTAATAGACTTAAATAAAAGACTAAATGAATATAGAAAAAATAGAAATAAGTAAATTAAAACCTGCAACGTATAATCCTAGACAGATTACTACAAAGCAGTATAAAGACCTAAAGTCATCAGTTGAAAAGTTTGGCTTGGTTGATCCTATTATCGTTAATAAAGATATGACTATTATTGGCGGACATCAAAGATATAAAATATGCAAAGACTTAAAGCATACAGAAATAGATTGTGTAGTATTAGATTTAAGCAAAGAAGAAGAACGTGAATTAAATATACGTCTTAATAAAAATACAGGTGATTTTGATATGGATATATTGGCAAACGAATTTGACATAGACGAATTAGTGGATTGGGGTTTTAAGCATATTGACTTAGATTTAAACATAGATAAAATCACAGAAGGCAATACAGAAGATGACCATATACCAGAAGTAAAAGAAAGCAAAGTTAAACTTGGAGAGGTTTGGCAATTAGGAAAGCATAGAATAATGTGTGGAGATAGCACAAAAGAAAGTGATGTTAAAAAACTAATGAATGGAGAGAAAGCAGATATGGTATTTACAGACCCTCCTTATGGCTGTGATTTAAAAAGCACAAGATTAGGAAAAGAAGTTATTAATGATGAATTAAAAGGAGATGAATTAATAAACTTTTTTGATTCAGTTTTTAAAAATATACCTTTAAAAGATTGGGGGGTTTTATATTGGTTTTATTCTAATAACAGAGAAAGTGAAACTAGAATGGTAGCAGAAAATTATTTTAAAATTAAAGATACTATTATTTGGGTAAAAGATAGTTTTGTACCTGGTAGAAATGATTATCATAATCAATTTGAGCCATTATTATATTTAGAAAAAACAGCAAAAGGAAAAGTTAAAAGAACTTGGAACGGAAAAAGAGATAAGAGTAATGTTTGGAATTTTCATAGAGATAGAAACATTCAACATCCTACAAACAAACCTGTTCAACTAATAAAGTTTGCATTGTTAAATAGTAGTAATAAAAATAATATAATAATTGACCCTTTTCTTGGTAGTGGTTCAACATTAATAGCTTGTGAAAAAACAAATAGAGTATGTTATGGAATGGAATTAGATACTAAATACTGTGATGTAATTATAGAAAGATGGGAACAGTTTACAGGACAAAAAGCAACTAAATTATAATAGATTAAATAATACAAATGGCACAGAATAAAAAAGAGAAACTATTAAAGGCGTTAGAAGAAACGCAAGGACTAATATACCACGCTTGTAAAAAAGCAGGTAATATAAGCAGATCTACATACTATCGTTATATGCGAGAGGATAAAGAATTCGCTAAAGCAGTAGAAGATATTAAAGAAGCACAGATAGATTATGTAGAAGGGCAATTAATAAAGAATATCTCTAGCGGTAAAGAAACAAGTATTATATTCTATCTAAAGTCAAAAGCTAAGGATAGAGGGTATGCAGAAAAGCTAGATATTACAAGTGGTGGCAAATCACTTACTGAACTTAAAATAGAAATACTTGACACAGGGAAAGATTAAATGCACAAATGTATTTCACAGGGCGTATAAGTCAGATACTAGAATAACGTGCTTACAGGGGGGTACGCGTTCTAGTAAGACTTATTCGCTGTGTCAGTTGTTTATTGTTAAATGCTTAGAAGAAACAGGAAAGGTGTTTACAATATGTAGAAAGACACTCCCAGCCCTTAAAGGCACAGCCTACCGTGACGTAATTTCTATCTTAAAAGAACTAGAATTATATAATGAAGCTAATCACAATAAATCAGAATTATCATATACATTAAATGGCAATTTATTAGAATTTATTAGCGTAGATCAAAGTCAGAAAATCCGTGGTCGTAAGAGAAATTATCTATGGCTAAATGAGGCTAATGAATTTGCTTATGAAGATTGGCAGCAGCTAATTCTAAGAACAACAGAACAAATATATTTAGATTACAACCCTTCTGATCCGTATAGCTGGATATATGATAAAGTAATAACTAGAGATGATTGCACATTTTTTAAATCAACATATTTAGCCAATCCATTTTTAGACGAAGATACAATAGCAGAAATAGAAAGACTAAAAGAACTAGACCCAGATTATTGGCAGGTGTATGGACTTGGTGAAATAGGTTCTGTTCAAACAATGATATTTAGGAACTTTAATTTAGTTGATGAGGTGCAGGGCAGATTAATTGGTTATGGTCTTGATTTTGGATTTACTAATTCACCTTCTGCTTTAGTTGCTGTATATCAATCTGATGACAATTTATACATTAAAGAAATGCTGTATGAAAAGAGATTAACTAATACTGATCTAGCTAATAAGCTACGTGAATTTAGAATAGATAGACAATCAGAAATAATAGGTGATTCAGCAGAACCTAAAACAATAGAAGAAATATATAGACAGGGCTTTAACATAAAACCAGCTAAGAAAGGTGCAGGAATACATTTAGGAATAGATATTATGCGTAGATACAAACTACATATAACAAAGGACAGTTTAAATGCTATAAAAGAATTTAGGTCTTATAAATGGGCTACAGATAAAAATGGTGATGTGTTAAATACGCCTGTAAAGATTAACGACCACTTAATTGACGCAACACGTTATTTGTGTTTAAATAAGCTATCGGTGAATCATAGTGGTAAGTATTATATATTGTAAAAAACAAATTATTAACTTTTATATTTATTAGTAATGAAAGAGGTCAAATTAAGCATACCAGATAATTGGTCTGATATAACAATAGGAACATATCAAAGATATGTCAAAATCCAAGAAGGAAAGGGAAGTGATAAAAACAAGGTGATTAAGAGCATAGCATTATTATGCAATACAACACCATTTGTTGTAAAGAAAATGGCTTATACTGACTTAATGGACATTATGAATATCATTAAAGGAATGATTGATACTGAACCAGCACAAGATGATTTTAAAAAGACATTTGTTTTTAAAAAGATAGAATACGGTTTTTGTCCTAATCTTTCAAAATTAACAACAGGAGAATATATAGATTTGGAAACATATTGTAAAGAACCTGTTGAAAACCTACATATTATAATGAGTATTTTATATAGGAAAATTACAAACAAAGTAAATGAAAGATACGCCATTGAGCCCTACAATCCAGATGAGTTCAAAGAAGAACTATTTAAGGACTGCCCAATGAATATAGCATTATCGAGCTTAGGTTTTTTTTTGACTTTAGGAAACGTATTAGTAAGGACTTCGCTGCAATCTTTACAAGCACAGGAAATGAAACCGCAAAAGGCGTAACAATGCAATCCAAGTGGGGATGGTATAATGTTCTATATGGAATGTCATCATCTATATTGGATATTGATAAAATAACAAATTTACCAATCTTAGAAGTGTTAACATATTTGGCATATTCTCAAGATTATAATAATAAACAAAAAAGTAACTATGATAACTTTTAGAAACGTAGTAGGATATTTAGAAACAATAGCTGAAAAGCATTATGAAATAAATAGCTTCCATTCGGGAATGATGGATGAAGTTGATATAAACAAACTTGGGGCTACTGATTATACAATACTATATGCTGAACCCGGAAGTGCTACAATAAATCAAGGCGTTCTAACTTACTCATTTACAATATATGTGATGGATATGATCAATGAAGAAGTTGGTGACGAACCAAACAAACAAAGGGTTGGACGTGTTGATGCTTATTCTGAAACACTAAATATACTAAAAGATGTCATTGCAGAATTTAAACACTCTTTATATTCAACATCTTGGGTTGATGGTGAAGTTGTATTGGAGTTGCCTATAACAGCAGAACCGTTCACAGCTAGATTTAACAACCTTTTAACGGGATGGAGTGCAGCAATTAGTGTTGATGTAAATAATAAAAATAACCTTTGTATTGCACCTGTAAGCCCTAATTCATAATGGAATTTAAAAACACCATACAAGCACTACAGAAACTTGGCAAGAATGTTGTTAAAGAAGGAAAAGGCATTCTTAAACGTAAGAAAAAGACCACAAGCAAAAACACCCTTTATAATGATTTTGATTATTTAGTTACAAAGGCACAAAATTCTGTAACACTAGAATTTGAATTTGGACGTGCTGATGATTATTGGCAATTCGTTGACGAAGGTGTGAGAGGTGCTGGAGGATTTAAAGGTAGTGGACGTGCTAGGGGGCATGGTAGTGATTTTAGATTCGGTAGTGGTAAATCTAGAGGAAAGTGGGCGCAATTTAGAACAGCAATAGACAGGTGGGTTGTAAACAAACCACTTAAAGAAGCTAGAGATAAGCAAGGAAGATTTATACCAAGAAAGAGTTTGGTGTTCTTAATTCAGCGTTCTATATTTCAAAGGGGATTAGAAAGAACCCAATTTTTCAGCAAACCATTCACGCAACAATTAAAAAAACAAACAGATAATATAACACAATCTTTTGCTGATGACCTAGATGGAATACTAGGCGGAACGGAAGAGATGGAAATAAATATAAAAGTGTAAAAATATGGCATTAGGAAATATAACATTTGAACAAGAACCTGTAAATACAACGTCTAAAGTACCCGTTATAACTAATTGGACACCTGCTATTGGTTATATGGTAAAGCAAGATAATATTAGTGGCTTGTTTTATTTTAAATTAATACTAGAAGTTAGATTAGATGATGCTTCTGGTACTTTATTAGCTAAGATAAAACAACGTAGAAATGGAGAGCCAGATGATGTTGCTAATGATAAAGCAAGAGCATATTTTGATGTTGGACGGATTGTTAATACTCAACTATTAAACACCGTACTTGATCCAAACGACACAAGTGTTCCATATACAACGATTCACAAATTAGGTGCTAATGTTCCAGCAAAGCCATTCGCTACTAATAATAGTCAAATAAAAACCATATATGTAAAAGCATATCAAGAATATAGCAGTTCTGCGTCTGCCGTTCCCGCTGAAGATACAACTCCAAGCGTTAATGACACATTGATATATATGGCAGCTTCACTTCCATTGCTAACCGATAGAGGTTCAGATGCAGCTTATATTCAAGGAACAGCTTTTGATGTTTATAACGGGAATAGTGCAACAGACCTTTTCTTGAGTGATCTGGAACAAAGCACAGGTGAATATAATATATCTGGTTATATTAATCACGTTAGAGAATCAGACTATCATACCATAGCTTTTTTAAATGACAATGCTAATTTTGATAGTGACATAGAAAGAATACTGATTAAGTATTATGATAGTGCAGGTAGTCAAATAGGAAGCACACAGCAAATCACTAACATTGGTGCTCATGGTGGAGGAGGTCCTGGAGGAGTAGGAATTACAGATATACACAGATTGGTTTATTTTGGTTCTGGTCCTGCAAATTTACAAGCGTCAACTGTAACACCTGTGGGCGGAAGTTCGGGGGATGCTCGACCATCTAATTTTAGTAATTGGGCGTATTACACAATTCAAGGATCAGATAATTCAGCTGTAGTTAAAACAGCACCATATTACTTTATTAAACAAGATGGAAGCTGCAAAGGATTTAATGTAAGAAGATTAGCTTGGAGAAACAGCTTAGGTTGTTATGATTATTTTAATTTCAAAATGAAATCTACTCAAACTATAAATGTAGAAAGAGATAAGTACAATACCATGCTAGGTATATGGAATGAAGATAAATGGAACTACAATAATACTCAAAGGGGCGTAACAACCCGTAAAACAACTGCTATTTTAAGGGAAACATTAAATACAGATTGGATTTCAGAAGCGGATGCAAACCTATTAGAAAAGCTAATAATGTCAACAGATGTATATGTTGTAGAAAACGCTGAAACCACATACACAGAAGCAGTAACAATAACCGACAGTAGTTATGTTAAAAAAACAGTTGCTAATGACGGATTAATAAGATACACTATTAATATAGAATACGCTAATCCTGTAAATACGAACTCATAATGAATGTACGTTTAGTTGCATATCGAAAAGCTACAAGTAGTGCTGGTTCTACAACAGCTTATAATTTGGATTTACAAGAAGCACCAAATGTTTCTTTGAATTTTCAATTCTCAGATATTAAAGAACCTGAAAGTAGAAAGTCAAGTTATTCTCAAACTTTCAAACTTCCGTTTACTGACAATAACCATCAATTCTTTCAAGATTGGTATAATGTGAATTTAGAAACTTTAGTATTCAACACAAGAACAAAATTTGATGCTATTTTATATGTTGGCACAGTTCCACAATTTGAGGGCAGCTTACAACTTAAATCAGTATATACAAAAGCTGGTGTTTACGAAGTGGTTATGATGTCTAGTAGTGCAACTCTATTTAGTACGATAGGTGAAAAAAGGCTAAAAGATGTATTCAAAAATGAGAATGGCAGTTATAGTGCAGACTTAAACCACAATTTCACCAATACGCAAATGGTACTCTCTTGGAATGGTGCAAGTAGTGCATTTATAAATGCAGCAGGTGCATCATTAAGAGATGCGGCTGCGGGTGTTCAGAAGGTTATGTACCCCATTTCAGTTACTCAAGATAAGTTTTATTTTAATGAAAATGATATTGATGCTTCTGGTAATGACATAAAAAGATACCTAAGATTAGATGCTTCAGCAATCTCAAGTATTGATGACGCTACTATCTCTAGTGACATTAGTGTTCCTATCACACAATTTAGGCCTTCCATACAGTTGAAGGAAATGTTTAATCGTATATTAGCTAACGCAGGTTTTTCTTATACGTCATCATTTATAGATGGTTCTTATTTTGGAAAACTCTTTATGACCACAGGGAATCATTTAGAAACTCCAACAATTCCTACAACAAACGCAAACGCTGCTCCTAGTGGAATTATGGATGTTGGAAATAGTGCTGCTTGGGGAATTGAAACAACTACATCCGGAACAGCACAGGAATATGAGTGTATAGTACCAGCAGATACAGTAATACCAACACCAGGAAACACAGCACCTCAAGACCCAGATGATGTTTGGAATGAACAATATAATTATTTCACAAGAGCAGATAATGGAATGATGCAGGTGAGTATTAGTCACTTTGTAGAAGCAAGTAATATAGCTCCGTATATAGCTAATTCTCCCATTGAGTTTAAAGCTATATTAAGACCATTTGATGCAGCAACAGCAGCGCCAGATTTTAGTATTCCTAGTTATGGAGAATCAATTACGTGGAACATAACAACAACCGTTGGTAACACCCTGTTTATTCCTTGGGATTACAGTATTTCACTTGAAAATATGCCCGTTGGTGCTTCAGCTCAAATTGTTGTTCAAGTTAGTAATTACAAAAGTTCTGGCGGCACAATGACATTAACGCTGGGGTCATCTACAGGCTATGCTTGGATGGGGTGGTTAGTTGGCAATGATTTATATAGCAACATTAGAATGGATTGGGTTTGGAGTAGTGCAGAAACTTATGGTGAAATTATAGATGTTCCTGCCTGTATTGATCCCGAAATTACTCAAAGACAGTTTTTAAAAGATATTCTACAAAGATTTAATCTGGTTATATTAACAAATCCAGATGACGATACAAACCTAATTATCGAACCATACAACGACTTTATAGCTAGTGGGGAATTAAAGCATTGGTCTGAAAAGCTAGATACTTCTAAAGAAATAATCGTAAAAGACACTACTGATATACAAAAAAAGATAGTGCATCTAACTGACCAAGAAGATGTGGATTTATTTAATAAGTCTATTAAAGAAAGATATAGTGATGTAAATGTTTTCGGACATTTAAAAATCACAAATTTTAATAATGATTTCGCTAAAGGAGAATTGAAAAATGAATCTATATTTTCTCCGTTTATAAATAGCCAAGTCTTTGCTGGTGAAGATACACAGCTAGGAACATATTTACCAAACTTTTCCCCTCAATATGAATTTAGCTATGACCAAAGAGATGGTCAAACTGAAAACACTATAAAAGTAACTAAGCCAAAACTATTTTATTATTGTGGAACAGCAACAACAGTATTGTCAGTAGATGGAACAACCACATCATACAATCTCCATAGAACCTATGATAATAGTGGCACTTTAACAGTTACAGCATATAACTTCACAACATATCCTGTTTGCAGTCCTTTTGATATAACTCCCGGATCTGGTAGTAATCCCGCTAACACCTATGCGCTAAATGTTGCTAATAATTCTTTATATTGGAACTCCACACCTCCTATTGTTGGAAATCTATCGGTGTTTAATTACAATAATGATATTGGTAGTTGGTTTAATAACACATTGTATGGAAAGTATTGGAAGCCATATTTAGATAATATATATAGTTCACAAGCTAGAATAATGGAATGTCATTTGAACCTAAATGAAGTAGATATATTTAGTTTTAGCTTTGCAGACGAAATCTTTATAAAAGATAGTTATTGGAGAATCCTTAATATACACAATTATCAAGTTGGTTCTCTCGCATCTACTAAAGTAACGCTAATAAAATCGTTAGATAGCAAAGAAAATTGTGAGGGATGTGATTATGTTCCGGGAAAATTTGGAGATAGTAATTTATATTTAGATACATTTTTTCTATGGTGTCCTGATAACGACCCATCTTGTACTCCCGTTACAACATTACCAAGTGTTGTAGGTGCTTATACAAGCCCAGAATGCTGTTCTTGCAACGGAGGAATGATTTTGTGGAATTGGACTTCACAAGCTGCTAATGGTTTATATCCTTGTATGGCAAATACAAGCAGTTTACCAATTAGATTAAAAAATATATTTGGAACAACAGATATATTAGACACAAAACGATTAAAAAGCATTGTATTTGATAAATTAGGCGGATTAAATAGACCTTTAGTTAGAGGTGTTTATAATACTAAATACGATTCTGCAATCATGCCACTATACGGTGATGATATGGTCATAAAATATGGAACAAAAAAATATCCAATTCCCCAATTACAAGGCGAATCACATAGATTGATATTATCTGGAAATACATCTGGAAACACAAGAGGATATGCTTATCCAGAATCAGACGTTTACAACACACCATTAAGAATGCCTCTAAATAGTAATATGATAATTAGAGTTAAAGGTATTGCTACTGTAATTGGTGGCACAAGCAGCACATATCCATTGGGAACTACTGAGGCGTTTGCATATTATGCGGCTTTCAAAGATATGAACGGAACTATCACAAGAATAGGAACTGCTGGTGGTGTTCAAGAATTTAGCATCACACAATCTGGTTTATCAACTACTTGTACTTTAGCTATAATAACGTCTGCTAATGGAATTTTACAATTTGCATTAGATGATAGCCAAACCGACACTAAAAGATTATGGCAATTATCTGTGGACTTAGATGTGAACAGAATTAATAATATGGCCTTAGCATATGATGAGAATTGGGCGTTGTATCAAAATGCACAAACTATAGTATTACAAAACGGAGATTATTTAATATGGAATTAAAAAAATATATAGAATCAACAGTAAAGTTAATTATACCTACGATTGATCATATTCAGTTAGTAGAAAATAAAGATAAAGAACTAGATTTTGCTTATGGTGTTGAAGAGTACCATACAAGTTTTAGAAGAATGTTTAAAGAAATAAAAAGAATAATTTTTAGATAAATAAATATGGCAAAAGAATATGTAGTAAAATTAAGAGTAGATGCTAAAGATGCGAAGCAAACAGTTGATGAGTTGGGGCATGGACTTAGCAATGTAGATGATAATGCGGCGAAAACAAAGCATGGATTTACCATTATGCGACAGGGTATTATTGGTGTTGGTGTGGCTTTTAAAGCATTAGGAATTGGACTTATTATTTCAGCACTTGTTGGACTTAAAGAAGCCCTAGGGCGGAATCAGGTGGTTATGGACAAATTAAATATAGCCGCTGAAACTATAAATGCTGTGTTTCAAAAATTAATAACTTCAGCAATAGATGTTGGAAATAAACTTACGTCAGCATTTACAGACCCCCAACAAGCAGTAAAAGATTTATGGATTACAATAAAACAAAATTTTGTAGATAGAATTGAAGGATTAATAGATGCTGCTGGGGCGTTGGGAAAGGTTCTGAAGGGGGTTTGGAGTACAGATTTAGCTATGATAAAAGAAGGGGCTGCTGAGGCTAAAACCGGATTGATACAATTAGCAACAGGAATGACAGAAGTGGAACAGACGGGGTTTGTAGAAACTCTAAAAACTACCGTAGTTGAGCTAAAAAATACGGTTACTGAATCAAATGAATACGCTACTAGTTTGGTGAAGCTGAGAAACGAAGTTAAACTAGCTGAAGCAAATCAAAGACAGCTACAATTAACATACCAGAAAGATGCAGAAATACAAAGGCAAATTAGAGATAATGTTAATTTAACTTTTGAAGAACGAATAGAAGCAAATAACAAATTAGGGAAAATATTAGAGGAACAATTTGAAAAAGAAAAGGCGTTAGCTGAAAAGAAAATAGCATTAGCTGAAATGGAATTATCTCTAGATAAAAACAATATAGATTTACAAGTTCAATTAATAAATGCACAAACAGACTTAGCTGACTTAGAAGAAAGGATTACAGGTCAAAAATCAGAACAATTAGTGAACCTTATAGCATTGCAAAATGAATATAACGAAAGTTTAAAAGATACAGGTGAGCAATCACAGAAATCTGGAGAAACAGACGTTGAAGCTACCAAAAAAGCACAAGAAGAGAAACAAAGTATTATTAGGGGTGCTTTGGGGGGTATTAGTTCGCTTATTGATAAAGAAAGTAAAAAAGGAAAAAAGGTTGCTAAAGCATTAGCTATAATAGACACCTTTGCTGCGGCAAACAAAGCATTGTCACAAGGGGGGATTTTAGGTATTGCTGCTGCTGCTGGAATAGTGGCACAAGGTATTGCAAATGTAAAAGCAATCACAGATCAAAAATTACCCGGTGGTGATAATGGGGGTGGCGGAACGCCAAGTGTTCCTGCTGCTGATTTGGGTGCTGGGGGAATAGGTGGTTTAATACCAAATATGGAATCAGTTGAATTGCCAGATGGAGCTCCGCAACCTGTTCAAGCGTATGTAGTGGAAAATGATATTAGTGATGCACAAGCACTACAAGAAGAACTAGAAATACAAGCTACATTATAAACAAAATAAAGAACTTTATATTTATTAGTATTATGGACAAAAAGAAAAAACTTATAGAATTAATTATAGACGAAACAGCAGACTTCTTTGGAGTGGATGCAATTAGCGTTGTTAAATTTCCTGCCATAGAAGAAAATTTCGTTTTTTTTAATAACGACTTTTTATCACTTGCAAAAGCAGATGAAGAAAAAAAACAATTAATAGGAGCAATACTTATTCCCGATAAGAAGATTCCTAGATTAGATAAAGACACTAACGAAGAGTATGAAGTGTTTTTCACTAAAGAAACCATTAAAAGAGCACAGAAGCTATTTATGTCTAGTTTAAACAACAATAACCACACTCTTGAACATAAAGAACCAATACAAGGATTAACTGTCGTAGAATCATGGATTAAAGAAGATGCAAAATACGATAAATCAAATATGTATGGATTCAGTAAATTACCAATCGGTACGTGGTTTGTACAAGTGAGTGCTGAAAACAATCCCGAAATATGGGATGCTATTAAAAATAAAGAAGTAAGGGGTTTTAGTATAGAAGGATATTTTACGGACAAGCTAATTGAGCAATCAAAACAAGTTGATATATTAGACGAAGTATGTGAGGATTGTCCAGACGAAGTAATGATGGGAAAAATCAAAGATGTTATTTTACAAAACGAGTTAAATCCTGTAGGTGCATTAGATGGTGAGCCATTATTTAGAACAAAAGAAGAGGCGGATCTATATGCTGAGATGTTCAAGGGTTGTTCTGGAAGTCATACACATACTGTAGATGGCGTGAAATTATATATGCCTTGTGACACACACGCTGATGCAACAACACGTGAAGAGTACGCTAAGACAGGAAGAAAGAAAAGAAAGAGAAAATACAAGATGCTAGAATATGTTGCTTTTGCTAAAAGAAAGGCTATGCTTAAATACTCTTGGGATGATTGTATGCGTGACCAAATCAAAGAATACGGCAACAAAGAAACAGCAGCAAAAGTATGTGCTGCCATCAAGAACAGAACAGTAAGACGCTAAAAGAAATAAACAATTTTAACACCTTTATATTTATTAATGTTATGGGAACAATAGAAAAAATTTTAAATATCTTAAAAATGAAAAATGAACCTAAATCTTATAGCGTAAAGTTCTACGCTGAAATGAAATTAGATGACGGTCGTACACTTGCTACAGAAGATGAGCAATTTATGATCGGGTCTAAAGTTTTTGCTATCGGTGATGATGGCGAAGCTGAACCTTTAGCTGCTGGAAGCTACACTATGGAAAATGGTAATAAAATGACAATCGGTGATTCGTCTGAAATCTTAGACTTAGGCGAAGAAAAAGAAGCTGAAGATGTTGAAGCATCTGAAGAAGAGCTTTCTGAAGAGGTTGAATCTAAAGAAGAAGAATTAGCTGAAGAAGCTGATGTTGCTGATTGGAAAGGGATGGAAATTAGAATCAAAAACCTTGAAGATGCTGTAGCTGATTTAAAAGCTGATAAAGTAGAAGCGTCTGCGGAATTATCTGAAGAAGTTGAAGGAGAGGTTGAAGAAAAAACAGAAATGTCAAAAGAGCTTATCGGAGAACTTATGACACAAATAGAAGAACTTAAAAGTAAAGTAGTTGAATTAAGTGGTGAACCTGCTAGTGAGGGTATAAATTACAATCCAGAAGGTGATGGCTTTAACTCGACTGTTGACTTAGCGAAACTGTCACCAAATGAGAGGACAGCATATTACATTAATAACTTAAAATAAATTTAAAAATGGCAAATAAAATTCAATTATCAAAAAAGCGAGAATTTGATATTACCGTAAACGGTGACACCTACGCAGGTGTACATTCGCTGCCTTATGTGACTGCTGCCTTGAGAAGTCCTGACACAGTTGCTAAAGGTTACGTTAGAACAATAGACGGTTTAACGAAAAGTGCAGTAATTAACAACATTGCTTCTAGCAATCCTATTGTTGCTGCTGCGTGTTCTTTCTCAAGTGGAAATGACACTTCAACTTCTGAACAAGTACTTACTTTGACTGATCTTAAAGTAAATGAAGAAATTTGTAGAGGTACAATTTTCCCTACTTGGATGGGTCAAGGAATGGACAGAAATGGTAACTTACCACAAAATTTTGGAGATTTCTTATTACAAGTAATTGCAGGTAAAGCTGCTGCTCAATTAGAAATCGGAATATGGCAAGGAGCTGCTCCATTTGGAACGGGTTTCTTATCTGATGACGGAACGCAAGACGAAGCGGGTGCTGATGCTTCTGCTTGTAAAGACTTTAGCGAAGTAGATTTCGCTGATGCTTTAGCAGCTTCAGACATCTTAACTGATATGGCTTCTGTTTATGACAAAGCTGCTTCAGATATTTCTGGTATTCTTACTAAGCCGGGTGTTGGTTTCTATATGAACAACAAAACTTATGGATTCTACATTCAAGCATTAGCTTCTGCAGGTTCTAATCAAGGACAAATTTCTGGATTAGGATTTGACGCAAAAGCTGACACAGCAACTTATTTTGGCTACCCCATCTACAGGTGTCCCGGGATTTTTAATGATGTAATTTTATTTACATATCCTGAAAACTTAGTATTTGGAACTAACCTAGCTACTGATTGGACTGAAGCTAGATTAATACCAACTTACGAATATGATGGTTCTGATAACGTAAGAGTTGTTATGAACTTCGCTGTAGGAGTACAAACTGCGGTTAGTACAGACGGTGTTTACGGTTCAACTGTTTGGACTTAATAGATACTTTAAATGGGCAGTTGAAATATACTGCCCTTTTATTAACTTTTAATAAATAAATAATTATGGCTTGTAATATTACAAGAGGACGATTAATAGATTGCAAAGACAGTATAGGTGGTTTAAAAGCTATATATATTGCTAAGTCTTATAGTAATAATGTTTCTGCTGTTGCTACAATAAACACCACAGAAATGACTACAGCAGGTTTTGCTACATGGTCTTGTTGCGGCGGTACTGTAGAAGTATTTAAATATGACTTAGTACAGAATCTTTCTAGTCTTACAGTTAATATAAATTCTGATAATGCTAACGGAACTACATTTTTTGAGCAAACATTAGCGGTGACACTACAAAAAATAGATCATGATATGACTAATGAGCTTAGACTTATGGCATATTCACGTTCACAGATATTTGTACAAGATTCTATGGACAATGTATTTTTATTAGGAATTGATGGTGGTTGCTACGTAACGGGCGGAACTGTTATTACAGGAACAGCTAAAGGTGATTTAAACGGCTACACTATTAATTGGGGTGCAGAAGAAAAGAACGCGTTAATTCAGTTACCTGCTAGTGCTGGTGCTGGAACAGCTAAATTCCCGTTTGATGGATTAGCTGACGAAGCTAATTTAACAATCACAGTAGGAACTTAATCGTTACTCTATATATATAAGAAAAGGGGTTTTTTGCCCCTTTTTTTGTACAATAAAAAACAATAATCTTATATTTATATTTATAATAAAATACTATGGCTTGGAAACTTAAAAAAGAATGGGAAGGTAAAAGCGTTGATAATATCAACATCCCATTAGATGATTTATCACAGAATCAAATTAAAAAGCTAAACGAAAGCGTAAGAAAGTCACTATTTATAGAAGAAAAACCTAAGAATAAAAAGAAGTGATACAAACCTTAATAAATGATACGGATGGTCTAATCTTGCAAAACAAAATATACTTAGATTTGTATGATAAAATGACCAATACAGATTATAGACCATTGATTTATTTTAAAAGTCAATTCACAGAAAGTGTGAAAAAATTTACTGTTACCGCAAGTTACACAAGCCAAGAAAGGTACGTTGAATTAACTTATAATACGGTACGAGCTTCTGGTTCAGAAAATTTAACAGCGGGAAATATATTTATGGGAAACACGGATTTTCCTTTAGGCTTTTATGATGCTTTTATATATCAAAACACTTCCAACACAAATTTGGATTCGTCTGGATTGACGCTACTATATACAGGACTTATGAATATGGCTATGAATAGCGGTGAAGTACCGCCTGTTGAATACACAGAATATACAACAAACGATTCTGATACAGAAAGCGTTTATATAACAATTTAATTATGAATTTAAACTTAGTAAAATTATCACATTATAACATTCCCCATTTAGTTGAAGATTCCAAAAACGATTGGGTTTCTTTCGGTGAAGATAATTTATATCCAAATTATATACTAGACCTTTTCTTAGGTAGTGCCATTAACGGTGCATTAATTAAGTCTATTGGTGCAATGATATATGGTGAGGGATTGGGAGCAACAAATGTAGATGATAATACAGATACAAAAGAGTCTTATTTGCGTTTAACTGAATTATTAGACAATTCTGATGATGATGTATTAAAAGACCTAGCAATGGATTTAAAGCTATTTGGCGGTTGTTACGTAAATGTGATCTGGTCAAGAGATAGAAGCAGGATTGCTAAAATGAAACATATACCAGCACAATATATCCGTTCTGGTAAAATGGTTGACGGTCAAATAGACACATATTATTATAGTGCAAATTGGGCTAAGTATAAAAAGGGAGAATACAGACCAAGACCCTATGCTGCCTTCAATACAGATGATAGAACACAAGCTAGTCAAATCTTAATGATTAGAGATAAAAACCCAGCATTATTCTATGGTTTTGCACCAGATTATGTGGCGGCTACAGATTGGATTCAAATGGAACTAGAAATAGCTCAGTTTCATTTATCTAATATCACAAGTGGAATGACACCATCCATGCACGTTGGATTCTCCAATGGCGTTCCAACAGACGAA